AACGAACTTTAAGAAGAGAAACCTACTCTTCAAATACCGAATAAGCATGTTAAAGCCTTCTTGCTATCGAAGGAAAATACACTAATAAAAGTGTAGTATTAGATGTTTAAACGTCATCACTGACGCCTGTTGAAATCTTATACAGGAGATAATGTCGAACTGACATAAACTTTCTGAGGTTCAGAAGCGGTGAAGACGTGGGAACGGAAGACGTCATCAAAGCGCTCTTGATACTGTAGGGAGTTGTTGTAGTGCGATAAGAAAGGGTTGAGGAGAGACTTATGTTTCTCGAAATCTTGCTGGCTATGATAGGCCCATTCGCGGAGTGCAAAATGGACGTTCACGGCAAACTGTTGTGGAACAGTTTTGTCAGTAGGTTTCTTGATCCATTGGGTAGCAGCCTCAAGCGATTCTGAATTAAGGGGACAAAGGACAAGGCCATTTTCTTCTCTGAAGGAACGTTGAAGAAAAACGGATTGTGAAATGGGAATGTTAGGGCGGATCGTGGTGGTTTTATCCTGCTCTGTACAGTCATGATTGAAAAGGTAGGAACGGAGTTGGGCAATAACTTGCCCATCCCAGATAGTCCAGTCACGACACGACAGAAGAGAATCATCACCAAAAACGCCAAGGGCATTAAAAAGATCGAAATCTTCTTTAGACACTAACGTCCAACAAACTCTGTGTTCTGCTGAATTTTGAATGGTATTAAAAACCGAGGTCATCCATGAGCCAGAAGGCATTTGGATTATAACGATGATTTTATTTTTAAAAATTAAGAAGACACAAAACGTGGAGGAAATTACTGACTTAAGATTCTTAGTGAAAGTGGAGGGTGAATTAAAAAATGTGCAAAAGTTGTGAAAGAAACCAGGAGAAAATGTGTTAACGGGAAAACGCATATCCCAACCTGATACATCATGAGAAACAACTTGGTCGGACATAGTTTTAAGTTTGAGGTAGAGTTGGCGCCATTCAAAACCATAGGGGTTTATTCCTAGTTTTGAGTCACCAGAGGTCGTACGCTCGAGATAAGAAACAAAATAACCGAGAACGGATCGACAATAAAGTTGATGACCAAAGGGGCCACCGGTAAAGAAACGGGTTTCTTTATCGATGACACGCTGAATGGGACGGTCTTCATCTTTAAGGTTGAATTGGTAAAGAGCGGGACAAGTGATATCATGACGGGCATAATAGTGACGGGCATAAAACTCCCATTGAAGTTCTGGGTGGACCCAAAGACCTCTTTTGGAAGTAATATTTTGGAAGTGGGCGGGAGTAGGGAC